CAAAAGAGATCCAGTAAAATATATAAGAGATCGCGCGAAATCAAAGTATGAAAAGGGCACAGAGTGTGAAATTTGTGGATCAGACACTCAATTAGATTTTCACCACTTTTACACTTTAGCACCACTACTAAGGGAGTGGTTAAAGAAGAAACAAAAAGAGCGCCCAGATCACTACGTAGATGAATATATTACTATTTGGCGAGATGAGTTTATAGAAGATAAGTGGGCGGAGCTGTACAACGACACAGTGACACTTTGCCATAAGCATCATTTGGAACTGCATAGACTGTATGGCAGAAATCCAGCCCTAGTGACAGCTAAAAAGCAAATGCGCTGGGTAGAGATTCAAAGAGAAAAACATGGCATGGTATGACAGATTAATTGGACGCACCCCTGAGGTTGACGATGAAAAGTTAAACCCAGCACAGCCCTACTATGACCATAAAATAGATCCCTCTCGTGAACGTACAATAAGTTACGAGCGGGCATACGAAGACCTCGAAATTGTAAATAGAGGCGTAAACTTAATTGTAGATGATGCTGCCGAAATACCTTTAACAGTAGGTGGGCAGGTTCAAGGAATGCAAAGTGTAGTAAAAGGTATTAAGCGTTCACGTGTAGATTTACTATTAAATAAAGAGCCCAACCCTTTTCAAGACATTAGCACTTTTCGTCGTAACTTAATTACTGATTTTTTAATTGACGGAAATATATTTATTTATTTTGATGGAGTACACCTTTACCACTTACCCGCAAATAAAATGAATATCCATGCTAGCGATAGCACTTACATTGAAAAATTTACATTTAATGAAATAATAAATTATAAGCCTAGTGAGATTATTCACATAAAGGACAACTCATTCTACTCTATATATCGAGGCGTATCGCGCCTGAAGCCTGCTCTTCGTACTATGGTACTTATGAGAAGCATGCGAGACTTTCAAGATAACTTCTTTAAAAATGGCGCTGTTCCAGGTCTAGTACTTAAATCCCCGAACACACTATCAGAAAAAATTAAAGAAAGAATGATTCAATCTTGGACTGCTCGTTACAGACCAGATGCAGGCGGAAGACGGCCTCTTATCCTTGACGGCGGTATTGAAATTGACTCGGTAGCAAATGTAAATTTTAAAGAATTAGACTTTCAAAGTGCAATTGCAGAAAATGAAAAAATTGTACTAAAAGCACTAGGAGTTCCTCCAATTATGTTGGACTCAGGTAATAACGCAAACATTCGCCCAAATATGAGAATGTATTACCTTGAAACTATTCTTCCTATTATCCGGAAGATGAATTTTGCATTAGAAAGGTATTTTGGGTTTGAAGTATCCGAAGATATAACAGATATTCCCGCTCTACAACCAGAGTTACGAGACCAGTCACAATACTACTCTGCGCTGGTAAACACTGGGATTATTTCACCAAACGAAGCGCGAGATGCGCTCGGATTTGACCCAGTAGACGGATATGATGATTTGCGAGTACCTGCGAACATTGCAGGGAGCGCAGCAAACCCAGATGAGGGCGGTAGGCCCGTAGAGGAAGAAGGAGAAGAGTAAATGGCAGTTCGTCAAAAGCAAAAAGTTCTAGATACAATTTATGCGCATTTTAAAGAGTTTGAATTACCTTTAGATATTGAGTATAAAAACTATGCTGCAATTGTTGGAGCTAGAGAAGCTGTACACGCTATTTCAGTTAAAAGAAGTTTTAAGGCATGGAAATACATACTTCATGCTCTAAAAAAGAATTACCCTGATCTATTAGAAGAACCAAAACCGGAGCCAGCACCTAAGCCAGCTCTAAAACCTGCTCCGAAGCCTAAAGCTCCGAGCAAGCCTGCAACCGCAGAAAAGAAGAGTGAAGAATAATGGAAAAAATATTTAATCTTACTTCTACTTTTAAGGCTTTGGACGAAGCAGACGATGGCATTCATATTTGTGGAATGGCTAGTACCGCTGACTTTGACCGCGCTGGAGATACTATTTCAGCAGAAGCATGGACAAAAGGTGGTTTACAAAATTTTGAAAAGAACCCAATTATTCTTTTCAACCACGACTATAACAAGCCTATCGGCCGCGCTACAGGACTTAAAGTCACTGAAAACGGTTTAGAGCTTAAAGCAAAAATTTCAAAATCTGCTCCCGATCACGTGGCGCAGTTAGTTAAAGAAGGTATCCTTGGAGCATTTTCTGTTGGTTTCCGAGTCAAGGATGCTGATTACCTATCGGAAACTGACGGATTAAAGATTAAGGACGCTGAGTTGTTTGAAGTA